CGTCCATTCAACAGACCTAAGCAATGCGACTGACCTCTACCCTTACAGGTTGGTCGAGATGGTTTTGAGGCATGGTTACGTCCCAAAACCAGAGGTTCGCCTTCTGAAGGCCGTGTCCATGGGAACCTGGCAAGTTCCCTTTGGATATTCGGTGTCCAAGAAGGTTCGCACATTGCGCTGGGCCCGTGGGTGTCCGCTTGGTCTTCGGCCAAGCTTCGCAGTCTTTTCCTTGTCACACCACGCCCTTGTAAGGGGTGCTTGTGTGAAACTCGGAAAAGTGAAAGCGCGCAGACTATCGAGTGGGGAAACCACCTGGCAAGGTGTTGAATTTCCTTACCGCATCCTGGGGGACGACATTGTCTACTGGGATGACGACGTAGCTGCGTACGTTCAGCGCGTTTTGATTCAGATCGGTTGCTCCATAAGCATGGAGAAGTCCATCTCTAGTGATAGAGTGGCCGAGTTCGCAGGACGCGTAATCCTACCGAACTGCATACTCCATGGCATGAAGTACACCCTCGTGTCTGGTTCGCAAGATCCAGCTGATAACACGTTTGTGGAACATGTTAAAAACTTGGGGCCGCGAGTCATCCGTTACCTAAAACCTCATCAGAGGGCGGTTGCAAACTTCTTGGTAAGTTGTTTGCCTCCGCAGGGGTGCGGATGGAACCCGAGGGGATTGCCTTTCTGGGAGCGCTATGCGATGAGCTTAGCGTGGGAGTTGTCAGCTCCCGTCAATACTCCTAGCGATGCGATTGTCCAGATCCGGCAGATGATGCGGAACTGGTACTCTTACAAGTACCAGGATCATTCCGCTACCATTGCCTGGTCGAGCCCCAGAAGTAAATTCTGGGACCCGCTATCAGTCGAACAGGCTGATAGTAGACCCACCCATTTGGGAATACCTGTGGAGGCATTCGCAGGGAACGTCGACAGCATCCGGAATTCCGGTGTTGAAGAGTTGGGTCTGAAGGAGGAGCTCGCTCAAGAGCTCCTGCGAAGTTGGAAACTCCTTTCGGGGGGTACGCCAACTACCGATCGGACATATAATAAGTCGCTGATCGAGAGTCTGTACCCTCGGTACAAGGCTGCCTTGGAAATGTTACCAAGGTGCCGGGCGATCGTAAGGTCGTTCTACCATACCGAGAGTGAAGGTTGATCACTTCCGGAGAATAG